ATGTGTGGGTCCATCATCGCGTGTGCGCGCAGTGGTGGGTCCGCCAAGCTGCGTGCCGCCGAGATCGGCGTGCACGATGAGACATACAGGCGGTGGATAAACCCAGCCAGCGACCAGTACCACGAAGAATTCCACCAAGCCGTCGACATCAAACTGAGGTCAAGCGATAACGGAAAATCTGTCAGGTTTGAGCTAACACTTGCGGCAGGTACGGTGATTGTCGCGGTGTATCCAGGTCCCCCAACGGCGCTCAACTCCACCAGCAGCGGGTAACCTCTGCCCACAACAGCAGACATTTGATAGAGCTTGCCGTATATGAAGTTCGCTCCAGCCCCAAAATCAGTAACCTGCTGTGCCGATGTATACAGACATGTTGGGGTAGACGCCGTGATCGTCCGCTTCACCGTGGTGTAGGTGTTGTCGGTGAAGATGTCTAACTCATACGCCTCAGTAGATTCACCCAACCCTGCATCGACAAGGTCGCGCCATTCCCCATCGGTCCTGCTCCGACGCACCCAGGAGAATTCCCAATCTCCTGTTGTGACCGACCTACCTCCAGTGAAATACACCGGACTCAAGCACTCCAGGTTCACACCCTGATACGTGAAAAGCTGGTCAGCAGCACCCTCAACTTCCATATCCAAGGTCACGGCACGGTACGTTCTCTCCAAGCCGATGGCGCTGCTGGACATGCCAATGGTGGTGACATCGGTTTCGCTCAGGGCCACGACCTTGTCGCCGATGGCGTGCAGCGACATTGCCCATTCTGTCCCCTTGCGCCCACGCAACATGTCGCTCAGTTTGTAGCTGGCGGCAGAAACCAATGTGCATTTCTGTACGCCGATAATCTCCCACCGCCCCGGTGCGCCGTAAGCGAAATGATTCCCGCCATTGAGCACCGCGATTTCAGTCGCGTCGAACAACTCCCCGTTGAGCATGCTCACGGACAGGACACTGCCCTTGTCCCAGACTCGGGAATCGACCTCGCCAATAGTGTTCGACGCCGAACCAATCGCCGCTCCCGGAGAAGAGAAACCCTGAATCTCTGTCCATGTCGAGCCGTAGTCATCGGTCCTGACGAGAACGGCACCGGGCCATGTATCCGAAGAACCGTACATCGCCATCAAGAAAGAGGGGTCGGCCTGCGCCGGGTGCATGTACGGAACGTCCAGGAAAATGGGTGTCGTTGGGCCGAGAACCGGGAGTGTGCTTGGGCCAGTCACAATCGGAGAAGACGCCAGCGCAGCAGGCGTGTAGCTTGCCGCGTTGTTGTATTTCGCCTTGCACTCCAGCCGTCCGTCACTGGTGTAATTGATCGCGACCAGACGCAGCGAGATGTCACCTTCCGGAGTCTCAAGTGCGACCACGTCACCCGGTTCCAGTTGGTTATAGGTGCCCGGAATCGAGAAGCTGACATCGAAGCGTTCAAGCCAGCGCAGATAGAGCAATGTCTCGGCCTTGCCTACAGCTTCGCCTGCTGTCAGAACGATGGGTAGTTCCATTTTCACATCGTTGATCGCGTCAGTATTCAACCGTTCAACGTACTGTTCTCCTGCCTCATACTCCCTGTCGTAATCCACGTGCTTGATAGTGAGCACACGCGGGAGTTGAGAATCCATTTCCCGACTGGTCGTGATCTGCACGCCCGGTTTCCCCGATGCACTACGGGCATCAAGATCGTCCGCGTCAATGGTGACAACCGACGACCCGCCTCGGGGAAGGAACTTGATCTTGTACCCGCGCTGGACCACGTCGAACGGCCAAGCCGCCTGCAAGGGTTCGAGGGCACTGCGGATTGTCCCGGTGCTGGCCACGAGATACCCACGGACCGTGGAAGTCAAATCGGCAACGTCGATGTCTCCGGCCGAGAGGAGTCCGGAACGGATACATTCCTCTGAGACAATCGACGATAAGGTGGGGTTGGTTATGGCGAGAACATTAGCCCGGATGTAGCAGCACGACCCGGTCGAGGAATCAACAATCGAGAACCCGGATCCGTCATAGCAAGCTCCTTGCCATGGCTTTGTTGGCGAAAGCGCACGCTCTGTCCAGGTGATGCCATCGACAGAAGTCCAGAAGGCATTGTCCAAGCCAGATGCCAGGAACACGCCGCCTCCCGACGTGATCGAGTTGAACGCCGTCGCGACGCCGGTTGCGTATTCGGTCCATGACGTGCCGTTGGTGGAAATCGCAACGTGCCTGTCTGACTGGCGAAACGCGCAAAACGTGGCCCCGTTCGCAGCGATGAGGTCGAAGCCGGTTCCCGGCATGGCTTGCTCTGTCCACGCGGTGTTGTTTGGCGACCACACGACAACACCGAGCGCTTCGCATGTTGCTACCCATATCGAGCCATTCCACGCCGCATGTTCGAAGCTGCCGGTTCGCGGGTGCGCACGCGGAGTCCACGTGATGCCATCTGGAGAAGTAACGAAATCTTCGGCATTCGTGGTGGCAAGAAACACCGAGCCATTCCAGTTGATAGACCTAATCCGTCTCGGCACACCAAGTGATCGCGCAGTCCAAGTGATTCCGTCTGGGGATGTGTAAACAAAACTATTGCTGAATATGTCGGCAATGACAAACAGCCCTGCAGCCTCGCCGTAGCAATTTCCTTTCCATGATGTTGAGATTGGAAGAGAATGCTCTGTCCAGGTGATTCCATCGGGCGATGTGGCGCAAATTGCTGTCGCGCCTGCCAGGGACAGAAACACCGAATTTCCCCAAGAGGTAACGCTCTTAGAGCTCCAGCTTCGGGCGTTGGTGAACAATCCGTAGGTCGGCACGAATGTTCCGGTGTTGCCATCTCTCACTACCTCGACCTTGACCTGTGCCCCCATCAAGGCGTCCCCGTACTTGGCCAACGGCAAGTCGTAGAAAACGAGGTAGGCCAAACCTCTCCATGCCGGGCAATTGGCCGCGCCCACGTCCGCCTGGATTCGTGGATCGGGTGCTTGTGTGTCCGTGCCCAAGTACACTTGGAAGCCTTCGGCTGCAAGGTTGCTTGCCGCTATCGTGCTCGGGTCGGACGAACCCGCGTCGTAGAACAGTTCCCCCTTGATCCAGATCCGGCGAATTCCAGCGATAGGTCCTTGGCACAGTCCAACGGCGAACGTCGCGGTATTGACCCACGTCAGAGAAGTCGTCTTACTCTTGCCCCCCTTGCCCCCGGACTTCTTCTTGACCGGGGTCTCCTTGATCTTGTTTCCTTCAAGCCAGAAGACGTTGCCGGAGAAAGCGTCCGTGCCGTAGACACGGGGGATGACAGCGCCATAGGTCGAGGTCTGGATCGTCAAATCGGAGAGACGAGGGCCAACGGTGGTCGGGCCTTTCGGGGGGTCGGCGAGTCCTCCTGCCAGGATACCGAGTTGGGCACCGAGCATGACGTAACCGGCCGGAGCAAAGAAAAAGGCCGCTGCTGCACCGACGATACCTCCAACTACCTGGCCGGTTGTGCTCATACCAAACCCCTCACGCGATACACCCGCACAATCCGAGACGCCCAAGCGTCGTCGATGATGTGCTCACAACACTTCCCGACATTCGTGTAGCCGTGAATCATGGTTTCGCCAGCGTAGATGGCAAGATGTTGAGGCTCGTACTTGAACCGCATCAGGAGAATGTCACCCGATTGGCGAGCCGCAATGTCCATGACACGTTCAAGATCCGGTTGCGCATCAAGACTTGATTCGAGCAACCCCTGGTTTGGCGTTCTTCCGTACCCGGAAAAGTCAATCGCATTGACCCCGCAGCACTGAACGGCATGAAGCACCAAACCGGCGCAGTCCAGGCCCACTCCGAGTACGCGTCCTTGATGGCGGAAAGGAGTGCCGACGCACTCCCTCGCGGCATTGACAATGTCATCGGCTGTCATCTAGCTGCTCCGTCCGACGTGAGCATAGGTGCTGCCGGCCGGTATCCAGAGGAAACCTCCGAAGTTCAGCACATTGGAACCTCCGACCCGGTTCTGGCAATCCACCAATCTCTTTCGGCACCCCCGCACCATGGTGTAGGTGTTGCCCGCCACCGGAAGGTAGTAGAAGCTGTCATAGGTGTAGATCGTCCCGTCCGCCGCGTAGGACTTGATCTCGATAGGGGGCGTGCCAAGGTTGGGGCCGGATGTGAACTGAATCGTGCCTGCACCAAACGTGTCCGCCGCCTCGCCCCGAGAACTGTCGCGGAAGACGGACGCACTGGCGACGCTGGTCAGCGTCCCGGTCACGGTATTCGGATAGGCGAGAGACACGCCACAGCCCCCATACTCTGTCCCGCCAAACACCTTCGGGCATTGCGCCCCATAAGTCATGCCAACGTTCTGGTTCAGGGCATCGACAAGCGACACGCCACCGATGCTGTATCGGTCGTCCATCATCACGGCTTTGCCAAACACCCCGGCCGTGATCGGTTCCTCATCTTCCACCGGACTCGTCCAGTCCGTGGCAAAAACATAGCAGCGTGCCCCATCGAACAGACCGCTGGAGATCGCCGCACGACTGATGCCCGCCACCCCGGCAATGCCCTCGATGTCGATGCTGGCGGGGGCGAAGTCCGATGTCGAGTTGTAACCAGTGAACTGATACCCGGACGTGCTGATGTACGTGTGCCCACTCATGACCAAGTCATGGATATAGTCGGTGAGGTAGATGGTCGGTGCCACCACAGGCACGATCTTCATACACAACACGCGATACCGATAATCAGCGACAACGCTCTTCATGGCTTGACCAGTTCAATGATGTCGATGCCGCCACAATCCCGCAACGCATCGGACATGTGCGAAACCTCGATCTTGCTGTTGAATCGACAAGGGATATGGAAGTAGCAGCCACCCGTAATCACTTCGGTCGTTGGTGCAGGCGTCAAGGTCACTCTACCCGTGGTGTAATCAATGCTGATCCCGGAACTGATCAGCGTGCCGTTCTTCGCCAACACCACCGAACCGGAAATCGGTTTGTACAGATTTCTGTATGGCAGTCCGATACCGAGCGGGGTACTCCCGCTGCCGTATCCTTTGATCAACTGATACACCCCGGAAGAAATCTTCGGGAGAACCCAATCGTCTTTGGTCGGCGTCAAGGTCCCGGAATTGGTGCTGTAATCATCCAGGCACTTCACCCGAAAGCCGGCATACATCCCGTAAGCGCGGTGATACAGGGCCAGGACCTGGTTCGCGAGATCGTCCCGCAACATGGTGAAGTTTACATGAAAACTGCGCACTGGGAACGGATGTGTCAACTTTCTGTACTCAGCACCACTCGCCGTGGTCGTTATCTCGACCTCGTAGCCGTCTGTGTAACTGGCCCCCATGCGGACATTGACTGGGAGAACGTCTTCGAGAAATGCAGCCATGTCTATTCCTTATGCGTACCGGCGAGCGCCGTTGAAAGCGGCAAGGGCTTCCCTTGCCCCTTGCCCTGCCGCACGACGAACGTCGGGGGCATTGCTGTTGCCGTTGACGTGGACCGTGATGTTGATTGGTCCACCTTCACTCGACGCCTTCACACCCAAACGCCCACGGCTATCCCTGGACAACGGCATGACCGCTTCAGGGCCAGCTTCAGCAAACACCCCGCCGCGTGCGAACCCGTGCAGGTTTTGGAAGGCGAAAGTCTTCGGGCTGGTCTGCACCGTGTTGGCATAAGCGTGCAAGGAGGGTGACCCGGAGAAGACATTACCCTTGGCGCTGTCGATGAAACTGGATGCAAGGTTGGCAAAATCGCCGGAACTGAATCCGCCACCACCCCCGCCTGTGATCGCACCCAAAATCCCCGAAATTATTCCACCGAACCCGCCACCACCGTTCCCGCCGACAGCCTTCAAGCCTTGGCTAAGAGCGGCCCGAGCCTCGATCTTGGCGATGCTCAAGATCACGCTCTTGGCAAAGTCAGCGAACCCGAGTTTGCCGGTGGTCAGGAAGTTGTCGATCAGGCTCTCCATGCCATTGGTCATGACAGCGAAAGAGTCGGCTGCGGTTTTTGCCGCGTTCGTACCTTCATCAGTCCATGCCCGGAACGCCGACTTCCACCCGTATTCATAGGAGCGAGCGAAACTGACTTCAGCTTCAGCTTGCGCAGCCGCCTGTCCGCCGAGTCTTGCCCGAGCCTCGATCAAGAGTTCGATCTCTGCCCGGACAGCCTTCAGGCTCGCACTCTCTTCACTGTAACCAGCGTTGAGCAGGTTCTGTTCCTCGGCACGCTTCCCGGAAATGGATTTATCCAGCGGCTTCTCGACAGCCTTTCTCGCGTCGTAGCCTGCGGCTTGTTCCGGGGTCAGATCGAGTTTGATGCGCGTTGCTGCCAACCGCTCCATGATCTGGTCGGTGTTGGCCTGCTGCTCCTCAAGAACCTTCTGGATTTCTTCCCCTGACTTCTTGATTCTCCCCATCTCAGCGGCCAGCGAATCCGCCGACCGATACGCCTCATCGAACTGGAACTTCCGATAGGCCGTTTCCATGTCCTTGCGCTTCTTCTCGTACTGCGCCGCCTGGTCACCGCTCGAAGCCGCTTGAAGTTTGGCAAGACGTGCAATGCTGCTGCTGTACTCTTCCTCGATCCTCGGACCCCACGTGGCGTAAACACCAACGAGTTGCGCCTGATATTGTTCCTCGGTGATCAGGTGATTCTTGTGGGTCAGTTCGAGGACCTTGATGTCTTCCTGTTGCCGCTCGACCAGCGATGCGATGTTGGACTTCTCAAGGTCACCGCTGTAGTCGCGGACTTTGGTTGATGCTTTTCCTCCTCTTGCCGGCTTCGGATCGGCACCAAGGATCTCCGACGCTTTCCTCGTCGCCGGCTTGCCCTCAACAGCAGCCTTCAAGCCGCTAGACGCATTCGCAGCTTTGTACTTTTCTTTCTCAAGGTCAGCGACAACCTCAGTCCATTTCCCAACTGACTGTCTGGCATCAGAGAGTGCTGTTCCTGTGGCTCGCCCCTCAACTCGCAGGTTCAGAAGTTTCTCTGCCTTGTCCAGTTCTTCTTGAGCCTCGCCGAGATCACCGACCCCATACTTTTCTCTTCGTTTTACCTTTGCCAGCGCACCTTCGGCTCGCCTGGCAGAGTCATAGGCCATGTCCCCGGCCCGAGACGCCGCACCGCCCCATATCGCCCACGCGGTGGCCCCTGCCGCCAATGCTCCCGCAATGATGGTCAGCGGGGTGGGGATGGCCATCAACAACGACGGAAGCCCGCCGATAACACCGCGCAGAGTTGCCATAGTACCTAAAGCTGGACCCATGACCCCGTTCACAGCCAACATGCTTGCTGCAAAACCAGATACCGCAGTGCTGAGTGAAGTCCAGACTGCCGCTCCGATGACAGCCGCCTTATAAACAGCCCATATCTGTACCCCCGTGAGCAACACGGACGCCATTGACACGAGGCTCGATGTGAGCGATGCCACACCCCCAACGATTGACTTCAAACCGTTAACGAACGAGGGGTCTGAGAACAACTCCTTGAAATTGTCCGCCAAGTTGCTGAACGCAGGCTCCATCTCCTGAAATGCGATAATCAACTGACTCTTCAAGGTGTTCAGCGCTTGCGCCCATTTACCTTTGGCTGTGTTCTCCAACTGGGTAGCCACCCCCTCCATGAACCCGTTCGAGTCCTTGATGGAAGCGACCAGCTTGTCCCAGTCGGCCTTCTCGATGGCCAACATTCGGGCAGCTTCTTTGCCTCCGCGCTCCCCGAAGATGCGTTGGGTAATACTCAGCGTGTCCCCTTGGCTGAAGTCCTTCAACTTCACACGAAGATCGTTCATGATGTCGACAAAGGACTTCAAATTGCCATTAGCGTCCCTGGTCTCCAACCCAAGTTTCTTCATCGCAGATGCTGCTTGGGGGACCGGGGTGAACAACTCCTTCAGCATGTTCCGGTACGCTGTACCCGCCGAGGTTCCAGTGATATTCACCTTGGCCAAGAGCGTAAGGGCTGCTGCTGAATCCTCAAGGCTGGCCCCGTACTGTTCGCCGACCACCGACGCATATTTCATCGCCTCAGTCATGGCTTGCACCGATGTCTGCGACAAGGCCGCAGCCTTGGCAAACACATCCCCGACATGCCCTGCATCCTCAACCTTCAGGTTGAAAGCTGTCATGACACCGACCAGCGTGGTTGCAGCCTGCTCCATTTCCATCTCACCTACCGTAGACAGATTCAGGACATGGGGCATGACCTCCAAAGCAGCGGCGGCATCCAAGCCAGCCTGCGCCAGAATACGGTAGCCACTGGCGATCTCAGTTGGCCCACGCAGTCCGGTTTGTGACAGTGTCAGTGCGGACGAAGATAGGCGTTCAATGGCTTCCGCAGATTCATTGCCAAGCGCTTTCACGAACGTCAGTTGGTAGGAGAACTCCGACCCTGCCTTGGCAGCATTCACGAAAGCGGAACCGATGGCAGCGCCAGCCAACAGCGGAGCCAACGAGCCGTAGGTTATCCACAACGTGCCGAGACTTCCAGCCAAACCTCGGACTGCTGCATGGCCCTCGTTCGCAACCTTGTTCCAGTGCAGTTGATGGTCCGCGCTCTGCTTGATGGCGGGGTGGAGGGTTTTGTGGGCGTTCGTCAGCCTGGCTAGTTCAGCCTCAGCGGCTGCAACACTGCCTGCGCTTTGAGCCGCTGAGAGGGCTTGCGACGAACCTGCCACACCAGGAAGGACGCTCTGTTGTGCGCCACCATAGACAGCCTTCGCCGCTTGAACTGTTGCGGACGCGCGCTGCTTATCGGTGAGGGATAGCCATTTGGCTAGCTCTTGCGCATCTTTCACAGCCGCCTTCAAGCGTGCCGCTTCTTCGGCTGCGATTACTCGAAGTTCGAGGGAGTTGGCGAGGTTCTTGGCACGTGCCAAATCATTCGCCTGCTTGACTGCAGCAGCGCCAGCCATCTCCGCACTCTTCAGCATCGCCTTCAAGTTGGTGTCGGTACGTTCGACACTGTGGTCGACCTTTCCGAACAAGCCTTGAATCTCGTAACCCGCCTTGGTCACGTTCCCGAAGATGCCTGACTTACCTCCGGTGGACATCGAAGAAATTTTGGCCTCAAGCGCTCCCACTGTAGCGTGTAGAGTCTTGAGTTGCGCACTGGCCTCGGCCGCTGATGTGCCGATAGTCGAAATTGCTTTTGGTTGTGTTGCTGAACCTGAGTTGAGGCTTGCCCCCAACCCCTTCATCCGATTCTCTAGGGCGGTAAGAGACTCGTTGGCCGATGTGGTATCAATCTTGAGAGATAAGGTTGCTGCTGCGTCTACACCACTCATACCCTACCCCTCAAGATTTGTTCATCGTCTTTAGTGCTGAAGATTCCATCGTCCGTATTGCGCGGAGGACTTCATACTTCTTCTTGATCTTCATCAGGCCCATGACCCATTTCACTGCCACGTAGTCAAGGCCCGTTGCGCCTCCTGCCCCGACACGCCACTGCGTTGACACTTCCGAGAAGACCAGAAACGGTATCCAGTTCTCCGGCCATATCTCGAAATCACTGGTGTCCTCGACATCCTCCCGAGTCATGTACAACGCTTTCAACTCTTCATCTGACGGCCCGGAATCGTACATCCGGGCAGCCAGATCTACGAGTTTTTTTGCTTACCCTCGAACAGCCCCTTGTTGTACGCCTCGAAGATCGCCTTCGCGGCAGAGGGGTAGTTGTCGAGCAGGATGTCCAGGTTCGCGGGGCTGAATTTCTCATCAACACCGGACCAGCCACTGACCAGGTCCAGCAGCGCTTCGCTGTCCGGGCGGGCGGTATCGCCCTCGCCAAGCGACTCGAAGAAAGCCTTCAGCGCCTTGCGGCCCATGTGCTTGAACTCGAACGTGACCTTGCCGTCCCCGGTGGGGGTCGGGATCGTGACTTCACCCGTGAAGGTGGGTTTCGGTTGCAGGGTAAATGCCATGATTCATCCTCATGTGTTGTTATTGGAAGTAAGTCACGCGTGGAGCGATAGTGCACACTCCACGCGTTTGTGGCAGGTTACGAGGAGTAACGAACCGGCTCCGCAGCGTGCGACAGCGAGAGTTGCGTCATCAGCGCCTCGTTGGTGGCCATCGTCGGAACCTTCATGATCGACCAGTACGCATTGGATGCCAGCACCGAACCATTGGGGAAGGTCATCTTCAGGCCATACGGCGACCGGGCTGTGTCCGCGACCGTAACGTCGGCGTACCACGCAAGTGTCGGGTCATCGTACACGTCAACCGTCATGGTCACCGCATCCTTGATGGTCGGAATCTGGCGCTTGACCGTGTCGGTGATGGCCGTAATATCCGCGAACTGCTGCGCGCCCCCAGAAGCACTCACAGCCTTGACCTGTGACAGAGCCGTCCACGCCGTGATCTTCTTGAAGGTTCCAGCACCACCAGTAGCCCCGCCCGGATACTTGACGGTGTCGGACGTGTCAATACCTTCCAGGGCAAAGGTCGAGCCGGTCACCGAAGCAACACGCACAACACGCATGTCGAGCAGGCCCCAACCAGAGGTCAGCACAACATAGTCGCCATTCGAGAGGGTGTTGGTGGCGGAAGCCACTGCCGGGTTGGCATTGGTGACCTGCGTGACCGTGGTGCCGGCGACGTTGTAAGCGGGAACGTAGGTCTTCGCAACAGAAATTGTTGCGCCAGTTGAGAGAGTGATCGCCATGCGTATGTCCTTAAATGCGTTAAAATGTTTGGCCACACGAGAGTTGACTCTGGCCTACCTCAATTTTAACGGAATGGCATTTTCAAGAGCCTCGGTGATTCGCCATTGGGATAATCCTTTTGCCCAATGTAGAAAAATGCTAAAATCTCTCAAGGAGATAGCCCATGACGCCAGAAAAACTAAGGGGGCTGATGTGCGAAGCCCAACTCAACGCAAAGAAAGTCGCAGGACTACTGCGCGTGTCGGTTTCGTCCGTTTACCACTGGCGGGCAGGAAGTCGCAACATGCCGGAGATGGCGTGGGAACTACTGCTCCTGAAAACGAAAAAGCCAGTGTCGATGACACTGGCCCTGGACGAGTGGAGCGTCAGGTAATCACTGCCAGAACTGGAACGGCACAATCAAGTCGGACGACGCCCATCCGTCTTTGGCTTGCTTTCTTCCCGGGCGTGGGCAATCAAGTGCCACCCCGGAAAGGTCGCGATACTTCATCAGTTCCCTGATGTAGTTCTGTCTCGCCAACGTGTCGCGGACACCGACGCCGTCCTTGGCGAACAGTCGGAATGTCACTTCCCCATAACTGCCGGTGATCGGCGACGAGTCGATACCTTCACGCACGCTGTCGTTGAAGTCGATGCTCACACTCAGGAACGCGTTGCCGACCGTGTCCAGGTCGATCTTCACCGTGTTCTCGTAATACACCGGCACGGCCGGATACGCGGTCGTCCACGCGGGATGGAAGTAGGCGACGATGGCGTCCCTGGCCTGGACTTCTGTGGTCATACGCCTAAACTCCTGAGAACGGCAAGTTGCGGTGCGCCAATGTGTTTGAATCTGTTGCGCGTGAATAGCGCGCCACGCTGCACGACCCGGTCTGCGTTCTGATTGACTGGACGGAAGTTGATCTCCCCGTTTTCAATCTTCCAGGCGTAGTCCTCGTCGTGGTGCGCTGAGTTCGACAGGTAGATGGATGTTCCGTAAGGGCTTCCCGGAAGACCCAATGGCTCCTTCTTTGCGGCCTCAAATCTCGGGGCTGCTTTGCTCAAAGCATAATCAATGGCGACCGTGTCCCCCTTCTCGAACGGGTCGACCACACCGGCCTTGATCATCTTCTGATTGAGGATTTTTGGTGGCCGCCAGATATGGGGCGGGGCATTGAACCCTACCTCCCAACCGGCAACGAAATCGCCTGTGTATTGAGGGGATTCTTCAAGGATACGCACCAACGCCACTTCAGCCAGACCGACAGCCGCTTCCTGCGCCGCCTGTCTGACATTGCCAAACCAGGTCTTCACCGAAGCATCAAACTGCTCAAGCCCGACGAGCATGACAACTCCACGTCGCTTCGTTCTGCACAGACAGAATACGCCACACTCCATCGGAAAGTGTCAACGTATCGGACGGCTTCGGCGTCACCGTCTTGGGCACGAAAATTTGCTGGTCCCCGCGCTGGTAATTCTCACTGCCCTGACTCAAGTAGGTGAAGTGCTCGCTCCACTTCACGCGCAGAATCTTCACCGTGCTGCTCGACGTTCCGGACGTGTCCGTGATCGGGTCATACGTCTTGGACCCGAAGCTGATCGTCTCGAAGGTCGGTTCTTCCAGCTCATTCGCCAAGGCCACCCGCAAGCCGCTGGTCGACAGGTACGACTGCTTGACCAGGAACCAGCGTGAGTCCAGATGGATCAAGCTATCGCTCGGAGCCTCTTCGGTCCCGGACAGGAACACCTGATACTGCGGCGGGTACTTGCTGTTGTTGTCGGAGTCCGGCACATACTTGCTGAACACCAGGGCGGCATAGGCGCTGGTCGCCGCCACGCTGGTCAGTTCGTTGACGACGCTGTTCAAACTGGCAAGCCCGTCTGCGCCCTGGATAATCAACGTGATGCGAATCGGGTCGCCCTGCCAGAAGTCCGGTGCACCATGCCCGACGAGGTAGGTTTTTCCCTCGATGGTTATAGCCCCCCTCGGCGGGATGGTGACCGTTGGTTCAACGCTGATTTGTCGTTTTTCGATGCTGACGCCGTCGATTTTGCTGAAGCTCATGGGTTCAAACTGACACATGAAGGTGTCCCCGGTGTAGGCGTCAGCCGCCAATTGGGTGTTGAACCGCTTCGCGGCGCTGTATAGATTCATTTTATGTCACAGTCATGCGGAATCTGTGTGATGTAGAAGCTGTCGACGAAAGCGTTGGGATCAGGGTCGCTCACGTGGCAGACCCGGTCCAGGAAGCTGATCTGGTCCGGGACCGGGGCCTTGACCAGATCCTTGGGCGGAACCCCGCCGTTGTACATCGTGCTGTCGCGTTTCAACTTACAGTCCAGTCACCGGATCAACACTCGGCGACACCACAGCCATATACCGGCGCACCGTTGCGGCCGTCGTCGTGGTCCCGATTGCGCCCAAGGCGGCGATCAGGCGCGCCTTCAGCGTCTCATACTGTTCGTTGATCGACTTGATGGCGTCTTTGTAGGGGTTGTCGAAGCGACTGACTTGGGCCTTGCCGTCTGTGATCTGCTTCGCCGCGAACAAGGGGAGGGCGGCGGTCAGCGTCTTGGCCACAGAGAAGGTGGCGAACAGGTTGCAGGCTTTGACAAAACGTGTCTCTGCTGACGTGGGTACAGATAGCGCAAGTGTCGTAGCATAGGTGTCGGGCAGGTCGATGTCGATGTCCTCCAACTCCTGCCTCAGATAATCGTCATACGTCTGTAGCGCCAAAGTGGCGTCAGTAAGATCGTCCTCGCTCACGCCAAGCACGGCCCGGATGTCGTTGTACGTCGTGTAGTCAGTCAGCATGGAAAACTCCTTCGTGGCATTTTACCACGACAGTGCACACAATAAAACAAACCCGGCACGTGGCCGGGTTTGTTGGTGCGATAAGGTATCGCTTAGAGGATCAGGTTCAGGCGGTGGAACGCGCGGTCGTAGAAACGATTGGCAACCGCGCCAAAATCCACCCTGAACTTCGTCGACCGGCGAGTCACAAACTGCTCGACGGACGAGTAGTTGGCGGTGCTCGATTCGTGCAGGACAATCGCGTTCGGCTGCGAAATACCAAGAATCGTATTCACCGGCCAGGCCGCGTCCGTGACGATATATACCGGCAGGTTCGACGGCCACAGGTCGCTCATCACGACTTCAATGGTGTCCATACGCTGGCTGGTCTGGTTGTCCGTGTTGGCAGTCGGACGACCCGTCCGGTTTTGAATCGCCAGGGCACCGTCGATGTCGGTAATCACGTGAGTGATCGGGGCACGCTTGCTGTGCTTCGCAATCCACTTGATCCACGCCTTCTGTGTAAGCACACCGGCCGAAGCAATCGCGCTGTCGATGGTGACCGCCTTCTCAACCTGCTCACCTGCCAGTGCGGCCATACCGTGATCCGCATCACCGGCCATCATCGAGAGCAGCCAACCATCAGCGCGCTCGGCGATGTCGTAGGTGGCCATGATCGACATGCACTTCTGGACTTCGGCGAAGCCGAAATAGTCCATGGCTTGGTCACTGATTTCCAGGCCCGACGCGAAGATCGGGATGGTGCCCGACTGTTCGCCGACCGTCAGCAAGCCAATCGAAGTCGGTTCAGCCAACTGCGCGACCGGCTTGGCGCGACTGTTGCGGGCCGGGTCATAGTTGAAGACCGGCTTCTCGTAGCGGTTGCCGGCCACGGATTGCGTGAAGGCCACCAGCTTCATGAACTGACCGAGAACGCCTTCGCGATCCTCGTAGATGTCGTTCTGGACACCGGCAAGGATGGCGGCAGGGGCCACGAAGCGGGAAATGCCCGTGCTGCCCGGAGCCGTGCCAGCCGCCGAGATGCCGTTGGTGCTGTCGAGGATGTCGCGAATCTTGGCCGGCTTGATGCCCGCCTTCAGGTCCGCCGTGCGGAACAGGCCGCATTGCGCGAAAAGCTGTTCGCTCGCCGTGGGCATGCCTTGGGGCGTCGGGAACTGCGAATTGAGAGCGCCGACGAAACCCTGCTCGGACTTGTACAGCCCCATGTCCAGGGTAATCTCGTGCTGGCCGGTGCCATCTTGAAGGGTTGCTTTGAATTCCATGCTGGCTCTCCTTAGAGCAGTTCGATGACGATGGCGGTGCCAACGGCACCTGTGCCGGCAGAGCCGAGAGAAACGACGCGGGCCTTGTAGACCGCTGCTGCCGCCGTTGCCTGGTTGGTAGCGCTGACCACACGAATCGTGGTGCTCAGGGTTTCCGCCACCTGAACAGCAGCCGGGGCCGCAGCCAGAACATATTGGCCGACCGTGATCGCGCCAGTACCCGGAGTCGCCTGCAGGCCGTAAGCCGTGGCTGCGATATAGCCTTTGGTTTGCACACCGCCCAGGACGTAGCCGTCATAGACGCCGGTCTCCACGCTGTTGGCAACACCCTCGATGGCGTCGGCCGCCGAGAGCAGGTTGTATTGCGAATCGCCAGTCAGTTTGACCCCCTTGCCAACGTCCGCATCAGTGAAGCGGGTGTTGGAAGCGTTTGCGCCCAGACGAGCCGTGATGACCCGCCCAGATTCGGTCGTAGGCGTAATGAGAAACTTTGCCATGGTAATTTTTCCTTATTTGGAACCACGTACTGCGTTGATTTGGGCTTGGGTCACATTGGTCATGACATACGCCTCGCTTTTCTTGGGCGTACTTGCTGAGGAAACTGCAGCAACTCCACCAATGGGAAACTTCTTCTGGAACAACTCGGTCACGCGCTGGTGCTCGGCGAGGACCTGGACAGCGGCCATGCCTTCGCTCAGGAGCGACGTGCCGTTCAGTGCGACGGCCATGTTCTGGACCGACTTGATGGCGATCTGCAGGAGCGGTTGATGAGCAGCCTCGACATCGGCCAGCTTCTCTTCCAGCTTGGTGATCTTCACGTTGGCAGCCAGGAGGGCGTCGTCCTTCTCCTTGACCATGTTTTGCATGAACTGCACACTGGCGTCGATAGTGGCCGGGGTCTCGGCTTCAGCTTCGACTTCCTGCTTGGCTTCGGGCTTCACTTCTTCGGTGGACGCTTCGGCTTGCACGCCATCTTGGGTTCCTTCAAGTGCGGGGGTTTCAACATGCGCAACGGCTTCGAGGGTCGCACCAGCGGCCAACGCGGCGATGTCTGCTTCAGTCAAGGCTTTTTTGGCCATGGGTGAGTCTCCAGAGGGTAGGGTGCTGCCTGATAGCTTGAACCTATTACTAGGCGAATTATCCATTGATTTTGACAATGACGCAAGGATTTTTTTCTTCAGTCCGCCCACGACCGCGTCAAATGTGGTAATGCCGTCCGTCAGGCCCACATCGGCGGCTGCCTGCCCGATGAACTCCTGCCCGTCCGCCATTTTCTTGTCGCAGGTGGCGTAGTCGACCTTGCGCATAGCGGCCACGTGCTCAACGAAAACCGTGTAGGCGGCATCGGCCAGCGCCTGGATTTGCGCCCGCCCTTCCTTGCTCAACGGCTCATTCTGGTTGGCGAGCGCCTTGTGCTTCCCGGCCCGGATAATGGAGACGGTCACGCCCTCCATCTCGTTCTGCTTCGAGTATTCCTTGAAGGTGGCGATCACGCCAATGCTGCCGACCAGCGCCGACTTGTTGGAGTACACCTTCCCCGCAGAGCACCCGAGCCAGTATGCAGCACTGGCCATGGTGTCGCTGTAGGTGGTGACCGGCTTCACCTTATGGACAGCGCGAATCAGGTTGCCCGTGTCGTCACAGCCAGCGACTTGCCCGCCACCGGAGTCGATGTCGAGAAGAATCTCTTTCACTTCCTGGTCATTGACGGCGGCAACAAGAGCGTCCCGGATTTCCGGATAGCCGGTCATGCCGAAGAAGCGGAGCATGGGGTGGTCCATGTTGACCAGCGGACCCTTGATCGTGATCGTGGCCAGCCCATCGGCAACGCTCAAGAGCCTTGGTTCATCGCAAGGTTCTTCTTCCCGATCACTCGCTTCGAGTTTGACCAGGGCTTCCGTCGCGGCTTGCAGGCTGGTTTCTGACCCGGCCCAGATTTTTTCTTCGATCATGTTGCGTCCTAAGTTTGCACGGGTGTCAATTGCCTGTAACCATGAGCAGGCCAAAGTGGAAAGACCGAGATCGAGTTTCCGGCGCTTGGCGACTTGCTGCGGCGAACGATCTTCAGCCATGGTGAGCAAATGCCCCTGCTACCTGCTTAACGATCGGCTGTCTGTCGTAATCCCACATATTGTCAACCACAGGGCTTCCCAGCCGCATCAGCGCCGAGGTTCTCGACTGCGGTCGACCTTCTTCGTCAGAATTTAGCGGCTCCCGCAAATGGTTTGTTGCTGATGCCCATGGGTTGGGGTAGGCCGACGGATAGATTTCCGAGGCACAATACGTTACCTCAGTGCCGTCCCACGTGAAGCCATGCAGATCTCGCATGGGTTCATTTTTCTCTGCCAGAAACGCACATGACGTAATTGAAGGCGCCACAGTAAGCGCCAAGGACAAAGTGACTGCGTCTTCCGATCCATACCCAAGGAATGTCGCATGGTCAATCGCAGTTTCAAGCGTCGTCGTAATCTTTATGCTGCCCAACCCTCCATCAAACACGCTCTGTTCAATATCGAGCGTAGTGTTCGCAGGTACAGCGCCTGATTGTTGGCCAACGAGAGTAAAAGTGGCATGTTCGGCTGGCGCCACCAGCTTGCTCCTCACCAGGCGAATGTTCCCGCCACGGATGTAAATTCCTGGCCCGACCAATCCGCCATTGTCGAAAGCCTCCAGGATTGCATCCTTGACCGTGAATGATCCTGTCGTCGTTGATGTGTAGCTCCACGAGGCGCAAGTGCTGGTTGCCGGAATGCGCGCCGTCAGGTGCTCAATTTCGAGCTGGTTGTTCGCGTCCGGCCTGTAGATGGTATTCGATGATGCCGGTGTCAAGTAGTTGAGAATGCACGCGTCCCTGCCCGTGCCTGAGATAGTGACGGGCTGGCCAGTCTCGCCAGGATTATCAGCATGAGCCGCCCAGGCCAGATTGACCGCAGCCTCGTTGAAAACACCGTCGCGGGTAATCATTACGCGCGCGCCATGCGTTATCCGGTTTCCGGAGATGGCTTTGTTGACCGTCTTCCATGGAGTATGAAAATCGCCAGTCCCTGTCGAGTCGTTGCCGTACACTGGATCCACGAAATACACCGGGGAAAGAACGTCTGGCCGGTCCTCGATGAAATCCATGTCCGACTGCTGCAGCAGGATGGTCTGCTTCGTCAGCCGGCCCGTGCTGTAGTCGACCTGGAGCATGATCCGCCCGTCAGGGATCTGATGAAACGACCTTGGAAGGCAAGCCTCGGCGTTGGCAAGGCAGCGATATTGCGCCACAGCGTACCAGTTCTCCCCGTCACGCGAGCCATACACGATGGACTGCCGAGCCGTGGAAACAGCCGTTACTTGGGTGCAAAAGTAGATGTCGCCGTTGGTTGCGGCGAATCCGTACCAGCCGTTATTGTCGGCTGTTATGGCATCGTACCTCGGCCCGGTGGAGACGCGGCCAAAGTCCGACAGATCGGCACACTTGCCGCGCCATATCCCGGATTGCGCAGCAAAGCTATCGACCATGCCGTAAAAGTGGGCGCCCTTGAAAGCGATGCCGACGAATCGCTCTCTCTGCGTCCCGCCAATGGCTTTCCATCCAGAAGTCGCATTGAGATTCGTGACGCTCGGGGTTGCTGGAGATGGAGAGGTTCCGTCCCACGAGACGATCCTGCTCTCGGCGTCGTCCCCGCACAGCAGGAAGATCAGGTCGGTTGTCGGATCTTGCGCCACTCCGTGGAAGTGCCTGATTTCGTGGTATCCGACATTCCAGGTGAGCGCAGCGTACCAGGTGGCGCCAAGATCATCGGAGCGCCACAAATTCACGCTGTCGTTTGCCCCGCCAGAGACACGGGAGCCATTGACGTTGTATTCGGCTGCCAGCAGGCAATACCGGCCGCCGATCGTGGCCTCACAGATACCCTGGTGGAGGAAATAGCTATCCGTCTTGTCTGCAACCAAAACAGACGCCCACGTAACGCCTTTGTCCAGAGACCGATACAGATTGTATTGCCGCACTCCTCCGCCAAGGTCAGCGCCGGCGACGGAAGCGAGCATCACATTGCCGAAAAGCCACGCATCCTTGACTAGCGTCCCAGATCCGAAATAGTGGCTATACGACGTGGATCCATCAGCGAGCTTGACGGCCAGGAGCGAACCCCCGTCACTTCCGATTCCGTAAGCATGCGTTGTGTCTGCGCAGTATGCCGATAACGGAAGATTGGCGACTGGCCATAAGCGGGCCGGGCGCACGGTCCAGTATGAGGTATCGCCAATCCCCATCGCCGCATGTTCTTCAGCGTGATTGTCGCGAGTCACCACCCTCACAGCCCTACCGTCGCGGCTTTCAAACCCCAACCCGCCATCAGCGTCCGTCTCAACCAACAGTTGCGGTGTTCCACGCACAAGTGCCATTTGTATCTCCTAACTTTGGCGGCAGCGCCGCAATTTACCGGGGCATTGCTGCCAAAAAAAGCACGTTTCTGTGTTCGTCGTAACCGTCAATCTTTGGTGCAACTAGGTCGATCACTCGCGTATGCGGGTTGATGTCCATGAGTCCTCGCGGATCGAGTTGCACCTTCCAGTCGCCCAATCCAGCCATGGTCTTCTCGGCGAAGAAGTTGGCAAGGGACGAGACGGTGCTCACGCCTTACTTTCCACGTACACTTTGAATGCCCAGGCGGCGAATAAGGTGGCAGGTGCCTGCCCCATTGCAAGAATACTTGCAATCTCCGTTCCGCTCAGGCTGCTTCCACTGGCATACACTTGACTCCACCGCGAGGCGTCGTACAGCATCCACATCGAAATCGCGAGAATGATCTTCCTCGTGATCTGGTAGCGGTCTAGCCATTCGCCCATCTCCTACGGACGGTCCATCTTCAGGTCCAACTTGTTCTCGATGCGGTCCAGCTTCGCGAACAGGGCGGTTTGGATGCGCTCCATGTCCTCCCGTTTCACGTACTGACCAGCGACTACCAACTGCACTTCATTCACTCTGGCGGCCAACTCAAGGTCGGCCTTCTGGAGTTCTCGCAAGCCTTCCCAGACAACTCGCAGGATGAACGCAATGGCGGCCCCGAAGCCACCCATCATCCAATTTATCAGTGCCTGGTCCATGCGGCTCCTTTAGGCTGCCATTCCCATCATGGCGATGATCTCGTCCATCGAGAGAGTTTCACATGCGCCATTATACATGGAAACTATGGTAAGTAGTGAGTGAATAGCGAAAGGCTATTACAAACCAGCTTCAACCAAAGTCAACTTCCTAGCTTTCTTGTTCTGCCCCCGCCCTGTCGTCGGCGTCGTCGGCTTCAGCTTCTGATTCAGGGTGCTACCGTTGTTCGACGGTGCTGCTGTATCAGCCCCCATACCCGAACCCTGCTTGAACATGGTCCCGGACAACTTCAATCCCGGAGGCGCAAGCTGTCCTGTCAATTGCAGGCACGCCTCATCGTCGCTGATCATGCCGAGCGACAACTGTTCAAGCACCATCATCTGCTTGGTCTGCTTGAAGGCCAGTAGTTCGTTGTCTGGACGAAGGTCAATTGGGTCGAAGCGGAACTCGACAACCACGTCAAAGCCAAACAGCCGCGCCGACAACGTGAAGGTTCGACTCCAAAACTCCTCGATTGGACCTTTGATTGCGCCTGTGCAAGAGCGCATGAATAGCATGATTTCACTCGATGCGATGTTGCTGCTACCACTCGCAAACCCGAGCACAGTGCCGTTCGTCTTGCTGCCCGTACTCAGCCGAGCATTCGCCATGTTCTGCAGAACTCCATACTCTGCCGACAAGCCTGCGTTGCTGGCATTCTCAACCTCGAAGCCGACAGACGACAGATATACCAAGGCGTCTTCCGGGCGCAGCGAGTTGATCTTGCCCTCGACCTCGGTAATGATTGCGTTCAGTTCCTGGTTCGCCTTCTCCGGGTCCATCTGAGCCTCTTGACTCAGGTTCTTCCGAAGCATCTCTTCGTCAAGGACAACCTTTTGGCGCGGATGAATGACCTTGGCGACAATTCGTGTGATGTCGTTGGCGAATTGCTCGCTGTAGATCACCGGCTTGATCGCGCTCTCCATCGGGCTTGAGCTATACGCTTCGAGAAGACTTTGGTCCAGGCTCACGTAAATGAACGTAGGATAGTCCAGCGAAATCTTCTCACTGCCAATGTATTGCCAAGGGATCAGCGTCTTGTCGGCATCGGCAACAAACTTGATTTGGGTCGTGCTGATGGGCTGGACCTTGCGCGGAAGCCTGTCCTTGCCCAAGACAACCTCACCACTGCAAGATCCATACAGCATGAGTTCCTTGGCCAAGGACTCGCTGGTGGCACGAATGGATTGGGGTCCGGTAAAACCGTCAGCCGCATAATCGGGCAACAGATTGAAGCGCGTAATCAGTTGCTGCAGGAGCAGGGTGGCTTCCCGGTTGAATGTGTTGTCCGGGTTCTTGGCCACAGCCGTGAATGTCTGTGGCAGGCCCAAGCGAACATAGGACCATACGGCTGCGGACAGGTCGGGACTCGCTGCCACGAAGTCACGAATGATCGTGTTCGTGTCCGTGCCATTGCGCAGCGTCGTGGTGTCCGTACTCGCCAGCCTGCGGTCGTTCTGGGGAAGAACGGCATCAGACGGCTTGGTGGTTTTCAGGTACGACGGGTAAGTCTGCGACCCCGGCTTCACCTTGGGAGGCGCAACAGGCGTCAATTGCGTTGCCGCGTCGAAACTGAAGAAGGAACGAAGGCGTTCAAACATACGGGAAACCTCTCAATTCCCTGTATGTTATCACTGTGCAGTTATCCAGTGTGAAATTATTTATGCATACTGCACACTGTCAGATAAACTGTCTTGGTTTCCCAACCGTGAATGACGACACCAATTGCAAGTGCCCGCCCGTTGCCCCAGTCGATGTCTGCAACAGGAACTTGGCCAGAAACGCATAGCTTGTCGCAAACCACAAGTGGTCGTCACCGTCATCACTCTTCACCCACTTGAACTCCATCGAGTGCAAACGTAGGTTCCACTCCTTCATGCGGCGCATGGACGTACAGTTCTTCACAAACATGTCGTCCCTGTTGCACGACACCTTGGAGAATTGCCCGCTGCGGAAGAAAGCCATCAGGTTGTCAAACGTAGTGTTCTTCTGGACGTTGATTTGCTTCCTGTGCTGAACACCTTTCTCCGGATTCCTCTCTCGCTGATTTACCTCGAACATCTCTGCTGAGGCTGTATCGCCACGATATACACAGGCCCACAAGTTCGAGTCCATCGCCTGCAAGGCGAGCACCGTGTCTGTGTAGGGCAGGCTGTCTATCACCGCCACACGGACGCGGTAAAGCACCCTCAACTCACGATAACGATCCTTCAACTGCAGCAGATTGACATCCTCGACATGCACCACTTGCATGGCTCCATCATAGGCGCAGGCGGCTACGACGATATGACAGATCTTGCCAAGGTCAACGCCCATGACATAGGCAAGGCTGCCTTCCATGCGCTCATTGACTATTGTGCCCCTGACCTCGTCTGGTGACAACACCGTCTCCTGTGAGAAGAACGGCAGGCCCAGAGCAAAGTTAACGAAGTCGCCGATGTTGGTGTAAGCCACCATCGAGCGAAGCAAGTCGGACGGCTTCACAATGAATGGGGCGTCGAATGGCGACACTTGGAACCCATCCGCCTCGAAGCGATCCCCTGGATTCTCACACACCCACTGCCGATGCTCAGGGGCCAGGTTTGGTTTCTTCCCGCAACTCGGACACTCCACAAAAGCATCCTGATAGTTCACCGTATGGAGATTGACCCTGGTGATGTCCAGAAGCTCACCCTTGTAACCTGGAATCCGCATGTGGGCAAAGAAATCGGGAATGAACAGGTGGCCGCAATGATCACACTTCACGAAATTGAAGTGCCTGCGAGAGCGCATGAACTCCTGGTCAATACCCTTTCCTGGAATTGTCGGCGTACTCAACTTCAATTTGAACTTGTATTGCGAGTGCGTCAGACGCGACTGATACTGGCTAATCACTTCCGAGTCGCTGAAGTCCAACTCATCATGAATGAGGCAGTCCGCAGGAATAGAAATAGGAGCATTGCTTGATGCCGCCCCCTTCAAGTAAAGAAACGAGTTCCCGAACTGCTTGACCTCCACCGAGTCTGAACCCGACGAGGCTTCCTTCAGGTACGGTGATTCGTTGATGACTGGATTCACCCGAGTCTTGCACAACACAGCAGCGAACGTGGCCGTTGGCAGCGTATAAATGGTCACGAAATCCTTGATCATCCCGCACATGGCCAAGGCCCTGCGAATGGACATCTCCGAGATCCCCACCTGACTGCACTTGCGAATCACAATCTCCCGCGCTGTGCTATCGAGAATTCTCTGCTGATACTCGTGATTCTTGTAGCTATACGGCTTCCCGCCGATGTATGTGTTATCCGAAATCCATCGACTGATTTCGTCCAATGCCGTAGCCTGCGACGCCCCAACCTGCAAGCGCTGCATGTGTGCTGCGAAAATGCTCTTGTCCAGTACGCTCATGTTTTTCTCTTCCACACCCACCGACTGTGCCCACAGTCAAATATCCGCCAGTACCCGTTCATGCGGCAGTTGTCAGCCTCGCTAAGTTCCTCGTCAAACCGTTCCAGAACATCTTTCAGCTTATGCTTCTGCATGTCATATCTTGAGAACCGGCCAGATTGCTTGCACCAGAAATACCCCGGCTTCGTGCAACCTTCATACTCAAAACCCACCTTGCCGTAGGATTCCCCGTCTCCCCAACGCAGGTCCGCATAGGTGATGATGTTCCCCGGTTGGAACTCTCGTTGAAACTTGTCCAGCAACTTGCCCAATCCGCCAACAACACGCAGCGATCCCGAACCCGAAACCCTTGTCATCTCCCAACCATGACCACTGCTGAAACGACCGAGACTGAAAGTTGCCACCATCACCAGGTCTCTTCCATGGAAAAGTCCATAACACGCTGGTGAAGGTGCCCCAGGCCCTTGCATGTGGTGCTCAGTCAAGAACAGGTACGCCTGCGACCATGTAATCTTTCTGCAATCCGTCTTGCGCGCCATGAGAGTTGGGCAGTCACCCAACAGAACCTGGATACGGGCCTTGACCTTCTCTGGGCTATCCAACCACTCATCCTCGAAGACTGTGACCAGCTTTATCCCCGCCGACTTGGCAAGGTCCAGTTTATCTTTGTGGTACGTGACCCCACGCTGTTCCTCGCTGTGCCAATACAGGCCGCAATACTCGATACCGATGTTGAACTTTGGCAGGTAAATGTCGATCTCTTTCCCGCCAAGCCGCTTTCGGTCCCGCTTCACAACCTCAATACCCAAACCTTCAAGCCACTCAGCAATCTCTAATTCCCCCGACGAAACCGAACGGCTACAAGCTGGGCAACCCGCTCCGTTCATATGGTTGGCAGCGATCTGTGCGAACTCACCGTGAGTCTTGCACGTGATCAACACCTGTCTCTTACTCGAAACAAGCGTGCTCAGGTCATAGTCGTAAGTATCGCCATGAACCTCTCGCGCCTTCGCCAGAAAATCTTCAGGATTCAACGACGCTTCCGCATTTCTCCGCAACCGCCCACACTCAAAGCATCCGTGCCCGCTCAAAACATCACAGAGCACAGACCAAAATTCCCCATGCTCAACGCACACAAACCTCGCCTTGTGTGATGCGGTCAGGATCGTTGCAGGGTCAACCGATAACCTCCCGTCGTAGCGTTCGCCGATCTGCGACACCCACTTGGCCACCGACTTTCTCCTCATCAACCCGCCAGCCGCCTTGTTGCACTTCGGGCAAGGCGATGCCACCTTCTTGTGGATCGTCTGTAGCCTATTGAACGTGGTCACAAATGCACCATGGGTAGGGCAATCCAGGCGCAACGGCGTCTTGGTTGTAGGAATTTCAAGGTCGTCTGGCCACGGGAAGTTTGGAAACATGTCCTTTAACTCAGCCACCTTGTCTGTTCCACGCCCACTGCACTTGGGACAGCCTTGCCCAAACGCATGCTTCTCCGGACTCATCCAGAAACTACCGTGGTCCGGGCATACGATCTCGACCTTCCACCTTCCGTTGCCATCGAGAGTTCGTTCATTTGACGGGTACGAGTAGATTCCCCCGTGCCTGACCGAACACTTCTCAACCCAAGCGGGAAAGTTTCGCTGCCACCTACGTTCGCCACCTTCTTTAGTCAAACCCATCTTCGTTCCAACATAGTGTGTATGTTGGAATTATAACCTAGGACAACCCCGCTTTCTTGGCCACCCTCGCGTACTCAGCAAAGAATTGGTCCTTTGTCGCTGTCGGCAGCGTCTTTATGGCCTCGACCAACACCCCCTCCATGACCTTGAACGTTTCATTACGCCGCAAATCCTCCTGCAACCTCACAAGCTGTCCCAACGTCTGAACGACCGAATTCGCCACCTGCGCTTTCTGGTTCGGCGCGACATCGAAGTCGTCCGTCACGTCGTCCATCAATTGCTTGATGACTTTGTATTGCTCAACCAACTCTTCTTCAAGGTTAAGGTCCGAGACTTTCGACCCCGGCAAGCGTTTGTCGATCTCCGCGCGAAGTTTCCGCAGATCTTTTGGTGCCAGATTGGCAAGGGGATCCTTGATCGGTTCGTTGCCCTTGAGCAAGACCTTGATTCCGGCCAATTTCTCTTGGTCAATCATTCATTCCACCACTTCTCAAAGTTGTACAGAAACACAAGTATGGGGTATCAGGGCACCAAACAGCATCAACCCGAAAGCCAACGAGAACCATTACGACAACATCAGTCATCGAAGAACCCTCCGAACAAACCACACAACTGCCTCGTAAACAATCAACACCCCGATCACGCATGAGACTGTGGACAACCCACTACGCAGGAAATCAGGAATCTCACCCACGGACAAGCCTCCCAACATTCACAGACAGCGCGGCGATGACAAGTATCCAGCCGCTCACAACCAGAAAGAATTCCACTTTAGCCATTCCTCAACTCCTTCCACAAAGAGCCAATAACGAGCACCGCGCAAGACACCAGGAAGATGCCTGCGCCGATGAACACGACCTTGACCACGTCAAACAACAACTCAAGATTGATCATGACCAACCTCCATCAACGCCCGTAACCCACCCCATTTTTCATTCTCCGCTACTTTTGCCGCTAACTGCAAACACGTGGTCAAACCTTCTTCCCTGGTGTGGGTGAAGGTTCCCACCACGCGCCCATTCAAGCGCAATTCATACAAATGTGGGCCAAACATGCGCCTGCTCTTGTCCACGTTCACGATCTCTACCACGGCCCTCTCCACTTATCCAGCATAAAAAGCGTCATGCACAGCAAGCACAGGCACGTCAAGAACAGCATGTATCCACCATCGTCGCAAACTTCCTGCTCTCGATCATCGCCCAAACCCCTTCCCACTGTGGATTCTTCCAGTATTCTCCGACAAGGTGGATTGTGCATCTCTCGATGCACTCCAGCTCCCCAGCACCATAGACAGGAACTCCTTCTGGCTGCCGGGTTCGGCGATAGCCGTGGGCCTGGTCCACGCTTTTGGCGAAGATGACGACTTTCACCAATCTTCCCTGAACTCGATACGCACAAGGTCTTGCTTCTCAAGTTCCTCAAGCCTGTTCTTGAACTCCAGCCAGTAATGATTCAAGCTGTGATACTTCAACAGGAGCACCTGTGTCTTCTCTACAATGCCCTTCAGTGCCCTGGAATCGAACGCAGCGCGTGTTGTTTCCAAGGGCATACCCTTGGCCCTGATATAGCCGTGGGCATCCCTCAGCGACTCCCCAAACACTAACGTGAGCATCCTAACTCCACTTTCTCTTCCTGTTCATCGTTGCCAACAGGAGTTCGGCAAGGGCGGTTTGGTGAGCCATGTTCATCTCGATGACTTGTTCGTAGGTGAGGGCCAACGGTTGAAGATCGCCTGTGAATAGATTGCGCAAAATCGAGGCGTCAACCCCTCTCGACTTTGCAACATTCTCCAAAGTGTCTTCCCCCAACAAGAGTCCGACCAACAAACGTCTTAGTGGCTGCCCGCGCCACGTTTCAGGCGTATCCGGATAGAAGCAAGTCCTCGGCATGAACAGCTTATGACTTTCTGCAAACTGCAGCCACGCCTCGGCATACTTCTCCGTCCCACATTTTAACTCTTCTACATAAGCGGCACGCATCGAATTT